CCAGTGACATGAATCCCATATCGAATATAAATGTTTGATATCCCACATAGTACAGATGTAACTCGTAATTTCTTGTGAGTTCCTGTGACAGTTTCACTTCTAGTACCGTCTTGTTTGATTGTAATTGTCCGAAATCCAAACTTCCCGATGGCTCCACATTGATCGGATTCATCGAGAAAGTATACGTGTATATGTTTCTGTTTGGTCTAGATAGTCTACTGTTGAATGGAATCACGTATTTATAAAATGAATGTTTCGTCAGTGGTATGTTTGGAAGATCTTCACCCTTTATGTATATCTTTGCACTATCCATAACTGGTTCAAAGTATGAATTAACAACCGAGTAATTTGTGTTGGCTGAAAAATTAAAACGATTATTATACGTAGTATCAGTGTCCCTCATAAACCAATTGAGTGTCTTGACTGGTATATCTGGCACAAGCTCCAGGCGTGTCGTATCGGTACTGGGGTGTTTTTTCACTACATCGGTTATGAAAAGTTGTCTCTGTGTCATGAGGAAAGTTCGCTCTTCCTGTGAGACCGCTATCTCTTCTGTGATGATATTGAAGCTGTGTAATTGTATTGGGGTGGTGTAGTCCGTGAAGAATGATTGTTCATGAAACTCGATGTCGAACACTATCTTCTGTTTGTGAATGGCACATAGTGGAAAGTACGGACGATTGGGGTTATTCGTGGCGTATTCATCCCCTTCGTATTTTCTAGAAAAGAACATGGGTATAGGAATCATGAGTTCAGAATCAAAATTAGACAAAATAAAGTTACCCGCCAGTGACGACGTATCCTCGGCTAGATTTCTATTGATGGTGTACCTCTTGGTGCGTTTTTCGGATGAGTCGAGATATAATTCATCGTATATGATTCCCCAATCATCGTGAAAAATTTCCACAACCATATCATCCACGCGCATCGTCAAGGACTTTATGATGTGTCTTCCCAATTGATCAGCGAGATTTATACCTCCAGGCACCCCTGGGAACTTTATGTGTATGTACATGTTACTCAGAAGATCTCCCATGTATTTTGGATAAAACGTCACCTTGACTGTCTCTCCGAAAGGCCAGTTTGATTTATCACGGGGTCTCGTCACGTTCGTACTCCTATGAAACTTTGAAAAATTCGAATGTTGTTTAGGACTGTATTTAAAGAGAGAATAATTGGGATCATCACGAGTAAGATATGTATCTTGTTTACCTATCGCATTCAACGACACCTTGGCTCCTACTTCAGCCATACTATCTTATTGTACACAATTTTTTAAATCCATTTTCCACATATCAGAAAGGGTGGTTCCCTTTAGTGTCTCCAACTCACTAGCCAACTGTGATGTCTCTTCATTGAGAGCCAACACTGCCTCGTGGGTGTACTGGTACGTCTTGATGTGTAGGAGGTAATCGAAGGAATCATTCAGTTTATCAAACAATGTCTCCATCTCGTCTTCGAGATCTTGCTTTTTGCGCTTGAACACCACCAACTTATCGTTTATGACCATATCCACAAACTTAGCCATGTTCATGTTCTTCTTCATAGACCGTTCTAATACGTTAATCATGTGCGCCTTGCGTTTTTTGTACGCCTCCATCCTGATGTCTACGAAGTCCGTGAGGATATCCTCTGGTGACATGTATTTGTGAATACCCTTTGTGGGGTGGAAGAGATGCATGTTGGATGTATGAAACGTCTTCTGCAGTTTGAAATCCTTCACCACATCTGAACCACCGTATCCAGTGATGTCAAAATCCACTTGATCTGTCGTACTGTTGTTGATGTAATTTTGAATCACCTTCTTCTCTATGAGTGTATCCAGATACTCTTTGAAGTCTTGTGTCCACCTACCTGGGGGTAATTCGGTAATCTTGATCACACCAGCTTTAGCAGTTGCCCATTTTCCTTCAGCCACCCATGAGCCATTACCATCGGTCGTCACTGTTCCCTTGAATCCCCTGAACCATGGTTTCATTGCAATCATGTCTTTCCCAGTGAGTAATCGTTCGATGTTGGCACGAATATCTTCTGGATTATAGGGTGGCACGTAGCAACTGAACCCCGTGCCGATACCCTCTGTCCCATTGACCAACACGGTAGGAATGACTGGCACGAAGTGATCAGGCTCTATGCTTTTCCCGTCATCGTCGAGGTACTTTAGGATGGCATCATCTTTTTGATCGTACAATTGTCTCGCTTGTTTCGTGAGCTTGGTGAAGATATACCTCGGTTGGCTCGCATCCTTACCTCCCATGAGTCTAGTTCCAAACTGTCCACATGGTTCCAATAGATGAATGTTGTTTGACCCTACGAAACTGTGAGCCAACTTGACGATCGTGTCAGCCAGTGATACTTCACCGTGATGATAAGATGTCTTCTCAGACACATATGCAGCCAACTGCGCCACCTTCATCTCATTCGTGAGGTTCCTGGCGAAGCACGCGTAAAGCACTTTGCGTTGAGAGGGTTTGAGACCGTCGGACATGTGTGCTATGGATCGCTTCAGGTCAGCCAGACTGAAATTCACGAGATCTTTGTGGATGAAATCCGTGATGCCCAGTTTGTCAACGGAACCGTAGGCCACCTCGAGTTCCGATGGCTTCTTCTCTGTAGATTCAAGTAACCACTTTTTCCTGTCATCAGCCTTCGTCTTGTCAAAGGCGAGTACCACTGAATCAGTGGTTGTCTCATCGGGATCGAAACGAACGGTGAGATCCCCAATCATCTTGAAGTATTCACGGGCTTCTGCTGAAGTGGATGTACCCAAACCCTTGTAGTACTTGATCTTCCATCCAGGTTTTCCATCACCGTACCATTCCCTGAAGGTTGAGTCAGTATAGAATGACTTGGTGGTAGTTCCTTTGGTCGCCTTAATGATAGGTGTCACCATGCTCACCACGAACCCGAGGTCCAACAGACTTGGCCAAAAGAAATGAATCATATTGAGGATGAGCCCCTTGATATGACTTCCATCTGCATCTGCATCTGTCATGATCATGAGGCGACCGTAGCGAAGTTCGGACAGTGATGTGTACACCTTATCTTGTTGGAGTCCCAAGATTTTCTTGAGATCATTAAACTCCTTATTATCCATGAGTTGTTTGACTGATGCATCACGAACATTCTTACATTTGCCTCGGAGAGGGAATACCCCATAATGATCTCTACCGACTATGGACAGACCTGCAACAGCCAGGGTCTTCGCTGAGTCTCCCTCTGTAATGATGAGCGTACATTTACCAGAGTTCACAGAACCCGCCTTGTTGGCATCATCTAATTTGGGTATACCTGTAATTTTTGTTTTCCTATTCCCATCCGACTTCTTGAGCTCTTTGAGTTCCTTGAACTTTGACAGGGCCAAGAGTTCGTTTTGAATGCTCGTCTTGAGGATATTTTTCACGAATGTTTTAGGTGGTTCAAACTTACTTCCAAACTCTTGAGGCTTTAGGGTACAGTCAGACTTCACCTGACTTCCGAAACTCGGGTTCACGAGTGTCGCCTTGACAAACACCATGAAGGCATTCTTCACCTGATGAGGACGAAGCTGAATCTTCTTCTTCATCTCCTCGATGATACCCGCGGAAATGATGTTCGCCACATGATCCACATGGGTCCCACCCTTGGTGGTGCAGATGCCATTAACAAACGACACATGTTCAAATCCATCGTCACTGGGGGCGACACACACCGACCAATTGTCACTGATGGCTGTGACAATCTCTTCACTCTTGGTGTACATCTTCGCGTAGATATTGAGTGGGCACTTGGGGAGGATATCACCTTGAAATTTCACCTTACAATTGGGTGAAGTACACATATTCGCGTCATAGACACGTTTTTCGAAAATTTTATAAATATCATCATCAAGACCCGACATGCCGAATAGGTACCATTCGGGTGTGAATGAAATGCAAACAGATGATGTGGAGGCTGAATGGGAAGTTATTTTCGGGGGGTCACATACGCGCATATTTTTTGTCCAGGTTTGTGTGTACTTTTTTTTGTTTTCTCCATCTTTAATCGTCACTGTAAACTTCGTGGAATATACATTGGCGAGTTTGGCACCGTAGCCATTTCTACCACCTACGACCCTTTTCGCATTGTCATCGTAGTTGGTGCTGGTCAGAAGGTGACCAAAGGTGAGCTCAGGGTTCCAGATACCCTCCTTCTCATGCATCTTAATGGCAATACCACCCAAAGGTCCATTGTTCTCTACTGATATGGTACCTGTCTCTCTGTCGATGGATACGGATATGGATGTGGTATTCTTGGGGTAAAGCGAGTTCCTGTCGATGGCATTGACCAGAATTTCATCAAAAATCTTCAATAGTGCAGGGGAGTACGCAAGCATCTTTTTTCCGAAGCCATCATCTTCGCGTACCCAGTACGGCTCATAGATCCTGGACACAGGGCCCACATAGGAGTCAGGGCGCTTGAGGATGTGCTCGACGTGTGTGAGTTTTTGAATACTCTCAGTCATGTTCTTAGTCCGTTTACGCGCGCTCTCCTTAAGAGACCTTCGAACCACTGGATGATTTCTGTTTGTGTTTTCGATTTGCTTCGGGGAGCGATGTGTGTAATTTGACCAATCTCACGAAGTCGAAGTAACTTAGGTTGGATTTTTATCTTGTTAATGAAACACGCGTAGCATACCCTCTTGAGTTCGAGACCCACGAAGGAATACATGGTCATGTTATTATCGAGAAATATTGGACGAATCTTGCGATACTCCCTTATGAAGTGTTTGTTCTCTATACCTCTCGTCATGAGTTTGGGATCCAGGGGAGCTTCACATTTATGACAGACGGATGTCCACTTCAGATACATATATTTTTAACCTAAGTAAACTTTAACTTTCTTGTAAAATCAATTCAGAATGTCTTACGAAGATTGCCTTCGCGACGCCATGCGCCTTTATAAGGCATCCACGCCAGATGATAGATGTGAACATCTGGCCAGGAGTGTCTTCAAGATGAAGAATAAATACAAACAACACGAAGCGTATAAAAAGGAACGTTCTATGGTGGTGATCACAGAGGCTCCCAAAAAGGTTGTAGAACAAAAGTACGCGGGAAGTATATGCCAATCCACGACATTGAAGGGGAAGCGGTGTACCTTCAAGGCGACGTGTGGAAAATTTTGTAAAAAACATAGTGTAGCCAACAAAGATCTAGTAGCATTCTTAGCCAAATAAATTTGTTTTGTAATTATAAATGTTCGATCAAGACATGCTCAAACCTGTCATCATTTCCATGGTCCTGTACCTGTTAATCGCCAAGCTCCTTCCCGAGATTCTCAAGAAGCCCACTGGTATAGGTATCATCGATGATCTCAACATGATGCTCATCGCACAGAAGGGTTCCCTAGCTTCAGGCGCCGTGCTCACCGGTCTCATCTCCCTCCTTTCCCAGTACATCATTGATCAGGAATTCTTTTAGAATGTTTTCTTTGCCCGTGAGTCTTCTCGTGTATGAATGATCCATATGTTTCACCTTTTTATAAAACGCGTCCCGCATATACTCCAAGAGTTGGTTAGGGTCGGGATTTCCCCACCGCATACCCTTTTTGAAGAGAAAGTCATCATTCTCCAACTCTTGAAGCGTACACGCGACCGTGTATGGTGTCTTGATGTATTCGGGTGCACCTCCATAATCCGTGATGATGACAGGTTTGTCTCTCAGGGCAGCTTCGACGGCCCCCATCCCCACCCCCTCGGAATGTGAAAAGCTTACATAGCAATCACCTACCCTATGAATGTCGTCCAGTTCTTCTTCTGATACAAGACCGTTTATGACTTTGACATTTGGGAGGTTTATTTGCACAGGTGTATTACAGGTAGCCTTGATAACCAGACGAGCATTTGGTTCGTTCAGACGAACGAAAGCTTCTAGAATGCCCCTGAAGTTTTTACGTCGATCCATGATGTTTCCTATGTGATAAAACACGTATCGATCTTCAGTAGGCACATGGGCGTGTATCACGAAAAAGGTTGTTTTGGGAAACTGTCTCTTGAATACATCCCTACAGAAAGTGCTCGGGACAGCCACGCGATCGAAATGCTCAAAGAGTTTTCCATAGTCTTCATGAACCGTCTCAGTCTCACAAACAGTCATACACGTGAGACGCTTGTACTTCTCCTTGAGCATGGGTATTCTCATAAGCCATTGTGGTACAGGTAGAGCGAATATGAAGGCTTCCTCTGCTTCGGGTAAAACATCAGACAGCTCCACGTACGTGCTTCCTGGAAAGAGTTCCTTGTACTTTTTCAAGTGCTGTCCGATGCCACTCAGGAGTGAGGGACCGATGAGTAACATTTGTTTTAAAGATAATCTCCCTTTTATATATAATACTATGGATTCCATCAAAGAAGATATTCATCAGGAGCTTCGCCGTCTTCGTCTCGATAAGAAGCATCTCTACGGTACACTCCTCAAGATCATCGACGCCATCCCCCAGGAGGAGCGTCCCTCGGTCGCGACTGAACCTGAGCCCACCCCCGTCCCCGTCGAACCTGAGCCCACCCCTGTCACGGTGGCGGAAGTACCTATTGTGGAACCAGAGGTTCCCACGGTGAAGAAGACTTCTGGTAGGAAAAAGAAGGTTACTGTGAAGGTTTAAACTTGTTCACGTAGAAAATATACCCACCCAAAAGAGTGGCGAGAGCCAATAATATGTAATTGAACGAAAACTTTTTCTTTTTTTCTGGTTCCTTTTCGGGAAGTTTGCGAACGTTACTGTTTAACTCGTCAATCTTCCCGATGAGTTCATGTATGGCTTCGAGTATCTGCACCTCCTTATTGACTGGTTTCTCTTTGACGTCTATAGTGGTCACCTCTAGGATCATGTAGAAGGATACTGATGGCTGAAGGAGTTCATAGTCTCCATCACCTTGTGATTCATACATGTTGAAGTGGAGCTTTTGGATAGACATGGGGTTGAAGTATGCGGTCTGTCTATTGAATGATTTCCATTGTTTATCTCGCATGATAAAATCGTTACTCCCAGTGAAGCTTCTCTCCAGGGGGACCCTGGCGAAGATCTGTCCTTTTCTTTCGTCTAACATCTGTGCAATCTTTGGAACATCGGGACACACTACGTCTATGTACTTGGCCACGTTTGTGTTACCAGTGGCATCGCTTTTCCCCACTTGGGTCACATAGAAGTCTACCATCTTTATACCGATGACTTTGTTCATCTCTTCGATATGAATATTGGACTCAAGGGATATGTCTACAGTGAATGTGTTGTTGGAACCCTTTACGTACTGAGAATCTACGGTGATGTATTGCACTCTCTTGGGAACGTCTTGTAACGAAACGACCATCTATCATTTACGAAGATAAAAAAGAATGCCTAAGTTATATCAGATGTGGATCCAGGCTGTATACAACGTCCTTCGCGAAAGAACTTCTGAGTTTTCATTATGGGCAACTTTACCAGCATGGTTGAAAAAGTTTCTATTGGATGTCGATCTCGAACACATTCGTTTGCGGAACTCAAAAGTTGCTACGATGACAACAGACGCTCAGTGATCCCCACGTCTTCAGCAGTTTATGAAGATGAAGAGATGGTCATGGCGGTAAATGAATGTGGAGAAAAGGTTGTCGTTGCTATACCTAAGTGGTGGAACTTGAAGGAATAAACAATGTCTGAAGACTTTATCGCTCTCACTACTGACGACTTCAAACTCGCCTTTTGTCAGGCGACCAACACACTATGTACAGATGTTCAACGACTTATATGGGAGAAGGCTATTGTCACTGAACCCAAGTGTCCCCCGACCCCTCTTAAACCTGCCACAAGACATGTATTACAAAATATAGAAAGGGTGCGTCACCTCGAATGTAATCAAGCGTTCACATGAAAGATACTTAGAAGTATAGGTAGACTTTATTGTAATAATGCAAGTTTTCATTAAAACCCTCACTGGTAAGACGATCACTCTCGAGGTGGAATCGTCCGACACAATCGATAACGTCAAGGCTAAGATCCAGGACAAGGAAGGTATTCCACCAGACCAGCAGCGTTTAATTTTCGCAGGAAAACAGCTTGAAGATGGACGTACCCTAGCAGACTACAACATTCAGAAAGAGAGTACTTTGCACTTGGTCTTACGCCTTCGTGGTGGGAAATGTAGCGCGGCACCACATTTTATTCAGATTTCCGAAAGGTGAGTATTCAAAAAGGAGATGGATGAGTGCACCTGTCAATATGAGCTTTGCATAGAGTGGCATCTTTAGATTCATCAATGTGCTGAACACCAGGAGATTGATGAGTCCTACCACCAGGGCTTCGATAAGAATTGAACGTTTCATTTGTTATAAAAAAATATTATTATACTATAAATGTCGAACGCTAATAACGGTTTTGCTGGATGGATGAAAAAGAATCCCGGTATGGCTCTGGGTGGTTTTTTATTTATCGTTGCGCTGATTGCCCTCATCGGGTGGATTGTGAACAGGGGATCGAAGAGAGCCGCAGGCCCTGGGGCAGGCCCTGGGGCAGCCGCGGTGACTGTGCCCCAGCTTGAGGTATCTGGTACCAAAACGGTTACATCCGTGAATACTTCTGGGTATGTCACGGAGTATGAGTATGCTGATGGTACTGAATATAGGGGTTCTAATATATCTTTTACCATCACAATAAACACGAAGGGTGGGTTTGAGGAGAATAGTATTGACAAGTTAAAAGTTATTAGATATAAGGCAGATGGTACTACTGAATTATCTAGTACAGAATTTCTAGACATAAAGAACTATGAAACTTTATCCAAAACTTTCTCGGGTGCTGAAATAACAGGTCACGCCGTACCAGAAACTGGTGGTGATAATATATTCGTAGTCATGGCTTACACTGGTGATACTCCATACGATCCTGACTCCGGTCAATCTGGTGTCCAGCCACTAGCAGCAACTACTGTAAATATTAGTGAAGGTGACTT